TGAGGAATGTGCGAGGGCTCATTCACGAATAGTCCCTCTCAATAATCATGTCTATGAAATGTTTGGCTTTCAATAAGTCTTCCTTTCCATTCTTCATGCCATGTCGAATGATATATTTTATAACGCATCCTTCTGGATAAAGCAACTTGTTATCAATCACGAATTTACTTGGTTGAATTTTAAATTTCTGATAGTGTGATCCGCCAATTTGTTTATCCCAAACTTTCGATGTCATATCCTTTTGCCTCCTTTTTTGCTGCCATGATGTATAAATTTTGTGATGTCCTTGTGACTCCCACATACCAGACTCGGTTTTCTTCGTCTGCTTTTTCAAAACTTTTTTCTACTGCTTCTCTAATTGTTCTAGTGTTATCTAAAATTAATAAAACATTTTCTGCTTGACCGCCTTTTGCGGAGTGAATTGTGGATAATTGTACTCTTGCGTCTTTGGATAGTTCTTCTTTACGGCGTAACATTTCACGAATGTATAAACATTCTTCTGGGTCCATAGTAAATACATCAAACCATCTATCCGTATTACTAAAGCCAAATTCTTTTAAATCATAGAGTCTTTCTTCCTTTCCCTCAAAACGATCATAAGGTGCATAATCAAATATATCTTTGATTTCTGTTAAAGACAACTTATCTCCTTTATCGGCCCACCTTGTGTAGTTTACAAGACTTTTAAATAAGGTCGCTTTATAACTTTTACGGCCTTTCTTAAATTGAAAATAAATTCCCATGTCTCTTAGGATAGGTTTAATTTTATCAAGTCTATCGTTTGTTCGCGCAAGAATTAACCAGTCTCCTTCGTGCAGAGGAGCATCTTCAATTGCAGTTATACGATCTACACATCCCTCTTCTTCTCGGGCCTTCCAATGTTTTTTAATTCTGCGCTCGTCCGGAATTCTATCTAAAATTTTATTGGCTATATCTTGAACTTTTTTAGGAACTCTGTGAGATTGTGGCAGAACAATGTCTTTTTTAGACGGTTCTTCTTGAAATTTTTTTACATCTGCTCCAGCCCATCCATAAATAGCTTGATCATCGTCGCCAGCTAGTATAACATATTTGGAATTTTCCCTTATAATATCTACCATTTTCCACTGTACGGGCGATAAATCTTGAGCTTCGTCAATAAATACGATGTCATATTTCGGACACAATTCTGCCACATTAAATTTTTCGATCATATCGGTAAAATCTTTTAATTTAAAGGCGTCTTTGTAATTATTTAATTCGTCAAAAAGGATGTTTAATAATCTTTTATCTAAATCTTGAGAATACATGCCGGTGTTGTATTCGTCTTCAATATCTTTTTTGCGGTCGGTAGATGTCCCCTTAATTCTTGCTGCGTTTATTAAATTAAAGTATTCACTATTCGAATCTATGAACCCTGTAGTTTCTTGTCCATCAGAATAAACTGTAACCTCTATGCCCAGATCTCTTCCTATATCTTCGTAGTGTTCATCCTGCATCACTTCACTTTTTTTCATACCCAATCTATTAAATGCTAGAGAATGTAGGGTTCTAAAATGTTTTAAATCTTTACGTTGCAGATGTTTATATGCATCCAACATTCTATTAACAGCTTCATTGGCTGCTTTTTTAGTAAAAGCAAAGTATCCTATTCTATCTAGAGGTGTTCCTAGTTTATAAAAAGTTTTTGCATAGTTAATAAGTTTGGTAGTTTTCCCTGTTCCCGGAGGCCCGTATATTTTTCTAGTGATCATAATCCTGATCCTAAATGTAAATATATCCAAAGTGCTGTGAATAAAACCATGGTTATTAACTCCATTTTAGCGGCCATTACATTATCTCCGTTTTATGTTTCACGGGAGTGTGATGAATGGGTACTTCTTCAAAAGACTCTATGTTTATTTGTACTACATTTTTAGTTGAAGAATTATATTTACCAGGATTTTTAGGATCTGATGGAAATCTTTTTTGGTCTAAAAATAATATCTCGCACTCTCGGTAAGTATGCACCATAATACGTCCTGTTTTTTCTTCCTTATATTTCCAGTCTTTAGCTTTTAATTTATCGTAAAATTTATCAAATTTAAAAAACGCATAATCTCCTTCAATAAGAACTGTTCCACTTTTAAATGCTGCATCATGGGTTGCTTTTGGTCCGTTGATTCTTGTATGCAGAACATCGTGTAATTTTTCTCTAGGTGAAGTTCCTATTGGTGGTGAAACAGATTGTTGGGTCTCGTATAATGCGTCCATTATCGGTTGTTCCACTTTCTGCGTAATTAAAGGTGGTAAAAATCCTGCATCTTTTGAAATTGCATTTCTTCTTTTCCTTTGATCATTTAAATGTTCCACAGATCTGCAGTGTACGGTTACTTTACCAATGCCGTCGGGTTTAATCACATCAAATTCATATTCAGGTTCTTCAAAAATTTCTATCTTTCTTAAATTAGTTAAAACAGGATAAGATCCTTTTGATCCTGAAAGAACTCCAAATTTTTTCTTAACACAGATACCCTTTTTACAGAAACTAGCAATAGGGTCTTCAGTACAAGTATAACCTTTTTCAGATTTTGCCCAAGAATTTACTTTAGCTTTTAGTTTTTGATCCGTCCACGCATTAGCATGTTTCTCCTCAAAAAATTTAACAGGAGCATTCTTTACTTTCGTCTCCCAATCATCGGGATACTTCATCTTAACTAGTACATGATAGTTGTACAAAAATCTATCTTTGCCATCAAAACCTTCTTTATTAGATATTTTAGATACGTCTGCCAGACAGGGTGGACCATCAATAAAATCTGCATTAACCCCTTCATATATTTTTGTATCTAAACCTTCGGTAATAATTTTTAATTGATCTTTTGAAACTAGATTGGCTTCTACAACTGATAAAAATTCATCGAGTTTAAAGGGGGTTCCATCTACATTTAAAGCATGTCGCTTGTCTCCATAGTAAGGCAGGTTAATAAATTGGCCTGGTTTTAATTTTCCAGTTTCTTCATGTTTTGTGAGTTCTGTTTGTTTGGGGAATATTTCGTTGTTAGGTTTTAGTTTAAAAAGAGGAAGCAGGTTCGTTAAGAAAGATACAATATCTTTTGCACTTATAAAATCATCCATGAATAAGCAAAGATGTAATCCTCCACTTTTAGATTCAATCGGTATTAAAGGTAAATCATAATCCTGTATTATATCTATAAAAAATTTTTTATTAAAATCATCGTAGTCTTTTGGGTCAACATCTATAACTCCGAGTCTTGCTTCTTTATTCTCATTGCAGGGTTGAACGCCAATAGATAGTTTACCATTTAGATGAGCCTGATAAACCTTTTCAGTAAGGGGCTCATAGTTCCATCTGTATACCGGCTTCTTCTTTCCGCTTTCTGGGTCTACGACTGCCTCCTGGTGCTCAAAGTCAGCTAGACCATACGCAGCACGATAACCATCAAAAAATTTTATATATCTTTTATCCATAACTGATCATGCGGGCCTTTCAGTCTCCGTCCAGGCCCACACTGTGCACTCATTCTCTAAGAGAATTAGATAATAACTCTTTCCTTTGGTTTATCTTCGCCGTGCTTAGCTCTAACAGCGCCCTTGGCGATGCTTTCACTAAATGTTTTGGCTTGATTATACAAAGTTGTATCAGTTATTGGACCATTCTTACTGACTTCCCAACCAAACCATGTGCCTTTATCGTTCGACAATTGAGTGGTTTTTAATCTGTAAATGTGGCTGAAAGATGCTGGGGTAAATAACCCGTCTTTACCTTTCATCTTTATTCCGGACATCATTGAGTTCCATTTTCTACTAATTTTTAATTGAGTAGATTTCATAGAAATCAAAGCTGTGGATGGACTCTCGCTCAAGACAATTACAAAATGAGATGCAGTTTTTTCAACATAGTTACCATTGGGTAATCTATCTTTGTAATTTGCATCCGGTGTTGTCTTGGAAAGGATATCTGAAGATGAGTCATAGATATTAATTGGTGCTCCTAGACCTTCTCCTCTGTCTCTCCATTCAATGTACTCTAGTCTATAAAAGCATGGAATTACATCTATGCCTTTTACACCATCGTACATTTCTCCAGAGACAGAATTGAATATCATTCCTGGCTCTGCACCTTCGACATACTTACCATCACGTTTATTAACTTCCGGTGAAAGTTGTCCAAGGATTTTTAAAAAAGGAAGAGCTAAGTCTTGTTGACCTATATTGCCCAAACCTTTTGCTGCATCTTCCTCAAATATATTTGCTGGAAGTGGTGCAGACTTTTTCTCTGTTACTTGGTTCATGTTTATTGTTTCCTTGTTAGTTTGGTTCGGTTGCCTACGAACACGTTAAAAAGATCAGAGGGCATATCTTGTCCAGATTCGACACGCTCCCTGACCAATGCTTTAAGCGTCATGGGTTCGACCTTTAGTTTCTGAACGGGTTCGTACCCTTGACCTTGCGCAAGGGTAGCATAAGTGCTAGCCTTGTTATCTTCGTGACGACCAAAGGCAACAGTGACCTCATTTTTAATAAGATCTCCCAGGCCGTTATCTCGAAGCCATTTAAACGCTGCTTCTTTATTTGCAACAGTGATTGAAGCGCCATAAATCGGTTTAACTTCTACTGATGAACCATCAGATAGTTTTAATGTAGAGATGTTCATTTCTTGCATCATGGTCGGAATAACCTCCCCTGACATTAGCTCTACTTTTCTTTTGAGTTCTTTGAACTCTTTTTCTTTTAAAACCAGATCGTCTTCTAAGTCTCTTAGCTTAACGACCTGATCAGATAATGATTTGGCTCCATCTACGGAATTCAAATCTTCTCGTTGGTCTTGTTCAAAATCAATATTGTTCATTGATTTCTCCTTTCTCGTGTAGGTTGATTTTAATGGGATAGTATATTCGGTCCTGTTTATCCCACTTTAACAGACTATATTTACCACTCGTCATGTCAGATACAATAGAACAAGCAACCCCAATAATAGCGGGATCACCGGTTAATAAAAGATAATCTTTGACAGTATAGTCTCTTAATAAACTTCTAAGTTTAAAAATTAAAGGACCAGGTGAAAATATAATTTGAGAAAATTCAGGTAGTAAAAATTTAAATTTTCCGTATTTAGATGCACTCATAATATTTATTTTAGGTGCACCTGCCTTAGTTCCAGGAAGTTCCTGCAATACGTATACAATATTTTCTTTTTCTATGCTTTCTGACATTGACAATCTATATAAGATGCCTTATATATTAAGTCAAGAAAGAAAAAATAAAAAGTATGAATTATAAATTTAAGACTAAGCCTTATGCGCATCAATTAAAAGCGTTAGAAATGTCGTGGGACAAATCTTACTTTGCTTATTTTATGGAAATGGGTACGGGTAAATCAAAAGTCCTAATCGACAATATAGCAATGCTATATGATAACGGAAAAATTAATGGTGTTCTAATTGTGGCTCCGAAAGGAGTTGTTAAAACTTGGTACGAACAAGAAATTCCAACTCATTTAGTGGATCACATTCCCTGTTCCCCGGTTCTATGGCAGGCTATGATTACCAAGAAACAACAGTGCCAGCTAGATACTTTATTTCAAGCCGGACACGATCTACATGTTTTAATTATGAATGTGGAAGCCTTCTCTACTAAAAAAGGATTAGAGTTTGCGGCACGTTTTTTAAGATGTCATCGTACTTTATTCGCGGTGGATGAAAGTACGACTATTAAAAATCCGGAAGCAAAGAGAACTAGGAACATTTGTTCACTCGCTCCTTTTGCTCAGTATAAAAGAATTCTTACAGGTTCTCCAGTTACTAAGTCTCCTCTAGATTTATATAAACAATGTGATTTTTTAGCTCCAGAATTATTAGGACACAGTTCTTATTATTCTTTTAGAACGAGATACGCTGTTATGAAAACAGCTAACTTTGGAGGCAGATCAATTCAAATTATATCGGGATATCGACATCTTGAAGAACTAGCAGATAAGTTAAAACCTTTTTCTTATAGAGTTTTAAAAGATGAGTGTTTAGATTTACCGGCTAAAACTTTTATGAAGAGAATGGTTCAGTTAAGTCCGGATCAACTTAAAGTTTATAAACAAATGAAACATTTAGCATTGGCGCAGATGGATGGAAAAATGATGACCACTGCTACGGTTATGACCCAGTTAATGAGACTTCAACAAATTACCTGTGGACACTTTACGGCCGATGACGGGGTGACACGAGATATAGCAAGTAACAGGATTCCTGAACTTATAGATCTATTGTGGGAAATTGAAGGGAAAGTTGTAATTTGGGCGCACTGGCAAAAAGACGTTACTAAAATTATTTCGGCAGTTATTAAAGAATTTGGAGAAGGGTGTTGTGTGGACTATTTTGGATTAACACCACAAAACGAAAGACAAGAGAATATTAGAAAGTTTCAAGAAGATGAGAAAGTTAGGTTTTTTATTGGAACGACTCAAACAGGAGGATACGGTATTACCCTAACTGCTGCATCGAACATGATTTATTATTCTAACGGCTATGACCTAGAAAAGAGACAACAGTCAGAAGCC